ACCATAAGTCGAATAATGTTGCGCAGATGCGGTTAATCCGAATAGAGATAATACAATAGAAATTAATATTTTTTTCATATTTACCTTTGAAAAGAGCCGAATTATTAGTCCGGCTCTTATATTTATATTAAGTACAATACCTTGTTTCGTAATCTAATCTTGCTAAAATATACTCTTTTACAATAGCAGATCTAACGATATCATCCACGCCGAATTCGAATGTTTTAAATGAGGGCATCATATCGGCGATTGCCATGAACTTTTTGAGTCCAGACATGTCTGTTTTTCTATATAAATCTGTTTGCCTAAAGTCTCCACAAAATACAATTTTGCTTCGATTACCTACTCTTGTAATAACGGAATTTAATTCCATGTCTGTCATATTTTGGCATTCATCTACAATGATAATAGAATCTTCTAAAGTAATACCTCTGACAAACGACGTTATTAAAAACTTAATTGCTCCTTGTTCTTCTAATCTTTGATATGCGTCATGTCTTCCGAAAAGATCTTGACAAACTTCGACATAGGGTTCAGTATAAACTTCTGTCTTTTCTTTTTCGTCTCCTGGTAAGTGACCAATTTCCCTGCTAGGTACTGCTGATCTAACTATGATTACCCGCTTATAAGGATTTGTCTTATTAAGCACTTCTTCTAAAGCATGATATAAGGCAATAAAAGTTTTTCCTGTTCCTGCTACTCCATGAAGTAGCATTATACTGGAATCTTCGTATGCGTCAAAAAATAGTTTCTGGTTGTCTGTTAATGGCTCTATTACTTTCATATCATCTAATCGTAACCTTAAGCGATTATTTGCTAAAGTTATTTGCGGTTGATCTGGCTGTAACTGAGTATTATTTTTAGACTTTGCCATGTATGCCCTCTTAAAGAAAAAAGGAGGACAAATAGACTTTCGGCTATTCATTCCTCCGTGGAGTTAAAGTTATTGGAAGCATTACCGTCTACTTAGTTTGTCTGCCAAGTTACTCTTATAATTCTGAGAGTGTATCTTAGACAAGACTTCGTTAAAACCACCATCGGGTTTAGTGACTCCTAGACGTACAGAGTCTCCTAGTACCGGAGCACTAGTGATGTGGTTCTCGTGATTTGTTGATTTGCAGGATGGGCATTGTTGTTCGGCTCTTACATCATATCGACAGAGTACGTCGAACATTGTATCACAATCATTGCATTTTAATGTATAACTAGGCATATGTAAACCATTCAGGTGTTTGTCTTTTTTTCCAGGATGCTAGATGCTTTTTTGCACCAACATAATAATTTATATATGATCTGACGGAATTCCCGGTTATCTTATATTCGTCGGGCATTGCAGGAGTAGGTTCTGTAAACCCCACTCCTTTGGGAATATGAGTTGGAGGTGTGTATAATACATCTATCAGTCGAGCAGTAGCGTGTATTCTACCATACCGATGGGTGTATTCGTTTAATACTGCAATGAATAACTTATACAACCATTCATAATTTTCATAAGAATGTCTTACCCAAATTGCTGAAGGATGGTTGATATGAGTAGCCCGATAAAGCACAGCATCGCGGCTATCAGAGAGTATATACGAGGTTCGTTGTCTGCCAGTCCTAGTTCCCCTATCAACACTAGGGACACCGTCAATAAACCTGTGAGCAGTAGAAAGTAATTGAGCATATTCGAGAATCATTTTTACAACGTGTTTATCGTTGTGTAGTTCAGCACAAGTTTTTGGATCATTATGTAGATAAAAGATATTCATTTTTCAAGACGTTCAACAGATTTAATAATATCGAGGTAAGTTTGTTTTGCGGAATCTGAGAATATATCGGTAGTGCATGCTTGGGATATTGCGGCAATAACAATAGCAGGATCACATTCTTCTAAATTAGCTGCGGTTATTTTATGCGGAAATGAACTAAAGATATTAACAGCTAAAACAGTAAGAAATATATCTTCATCCGTATATAACGGAATTTTATAAACAACTATTTTATTTCTATCGGGGAATCTAAAAACTTTAGCGTTCATAAAGAGGTCTTTCTCTTTATATATTATTTTTACGTTCTAGTTCTTTCCAAGCTTCTTCTTCTTCGGGTGTTACTGGTGTAATCTTTGTTAAAGTCCATGAACCATTTCCATTGTCAGACCAATCTAAAATATCACCTTCGTTCCAACCTGCTTCTTCAAGTAATCGTTCAGGTAATGGCAATATTAAATCATCGCCATCTTCAATTAATGTAATGATGAAATTATTTGATTTTTCCGATTGGATCTGCTGCATCTTTGTCCTCGCGTATTTCAATAAAGATTGGCAAGAATAATCGTTCAACATTTTCGCCACGATCTTTAATTCTTGCATTGTATTTAACGGTTACAATTTTACCAATAACAGATTTATTATATTCTTCGCGTTGCTCGTCAGTATAACCCGATCCAACATTAACTTGAATTAATCCGTCAGACGATTCACATACAAGTGCGCCTAAGCGACCTTTGTTTTTACCTGTGCCTTCTTCCCAACCTACGACAACAAGATCACATTCCAATTCACCTTTGAATTTAATTTGTTCTTTGGAACGCTTATCTTCCCAGATGTTTGTCTTAGATTTAAGAATAGTTCCTTCTTGCCCATCAGCTAAGAACTTCTCAAATATATTTTGTGCTTCAAGTTGTGTATTTACTTCTTTAGTCCATACGCAATCAATTAATGAACCTAATGAGCGATTCGTTGTTTTTAGATGTGTAGTTCTGTTAACAATTGCTTGAAACCTATCATTATAAGGAACAGCATAACAACCTGCTTTAAAGTCAATATATGGAATCGCATCCCATAGTGTTACACGAACTGATTCTGCTTCTTTTTCTGACATTGTACCTTTAACAGCTTTGCTAAGGATACCATTGCCTGTTTTGCGATCAAGCGGTTTACCTGCATGATCTACTACTAGTAATTCGCCATCAAAAACAATAGCGGTAGCATAATAACTAGTAAGCTTGAGAAATGCGTCACTAAACAACTTACTTGGAATAGTAAGTTCTTTGCCATTGCGGCTACGATATTCAACAGTTCCATTTTTTACAATTGCGTTAAAACGCATTCCATCTAATTTTAACTGACAGTATGCCGGGAATTTAATTTTGTCGACAAGCTTTTGGTCGAATCCAGAAGCCAACATAACCGGATAGGTCGAGACAAGCCCAGGCCAGATTTTATTAGCTGTTGCTTCTGAAACCCCGCATCGAAGGTCTTTCTTGATAATTTTTTCAATAACACTGGCATCTGCTTCATTTAAAGATTCCAAAATACTAGTTAAAAGTTCAATTGCGGCATTACCAGTGAAGTTGCGTGTAGCAAATTCATTCTCAAGAGTACTCATTGCATCCGACAATTTTGCATTGCCCGTTGCTTTATATTCTGGAATTTTACGAATGTAAAAACTGATAAGTGGATCCAGAGCAAGTTTGATTGCTCGTTGTAAATCTTTATTATTTTTATTTGCAGTTAAGATTGCTTCTTTAGCCAGGCGGGAATTGTCAGCGGCCAAAGAGTCAAAAATAGTAGATAATATAGTCATTAACAGTTTCCTTAAGTTCTTGTCTTAATTATAACAGAAAATAGTATCCTTGTCAAGCATATGGGTATTATGCTTAAAAATTAAGCAAAAAATGGATGCTCCTCGGATTGTACGTTAAATGTAACACTCTTATACTTATGCGGTTCGCTTGAAACTTTTTGCTTAGCATCTTCAATGTCTTCTAATTTGGCGTAGACGCCAATTATTGATTGCTTTTTATTGCGACCAATTTTATCTCGCCAAGTTGCTTCAAGGATATATCGGATCATGCTGTTTTACTATTCATTGTTGTTGAGTTTGTAATTGTTTCGTACATTGTTTCAAACTCTTCGTGCTCTTCAATTTCTTTGCTGAAATTTTGTTTGTGATATACCTTAGCCATACGACGGAAAGTCTTTTTGCTAAGTTCTTGTTTCTCACAAATATCTTTAATAGCTTCACGAACGAATTCGCGCTCACCGTCCATGCGAGCCATACTATTTGAGATTTCTTTCATGCATTCTAAAATTGCTTTACGATCTGCCGGGTTGGATGGGATACCTGCCATAATTTATTTCCTTTCAATATCATCTTCAATACAATTATCGCCATACTGGATTTCGATAATCTTCAATGGGTCATCAGTTTCATTGCAAAGCTGATGCCACTCTGTTTTGCTAATATGGAGACTATCAAATTTAGTATAGACTCCCTTTAGCTCAACATCTGTACTACAATTTAACGCATAAACTGTAGCTGTGCCTTCTGCGACAAACCAATGTTCTGCACGATCTTTATGTCGTTGCATACTTAAACATTTGCCTGGATCAACAGTAAGTTCTTTAACTTTAACATCTTTACCGTGTTCATGTAGAACATGATAGTATCCCCACGCGCGCGGGGTTTTAATATATGCTTCACTCATTTTTATTATTAACGCCTCATTGTAGAAATTTCTTTTGCCTCGTCATCACTAAAGATAGGAACGGCATTTGACTTGTGCATTGTACCTATACCTAGCACCTTTGTGCCTGTATAGACGGGCGAAGGTTTACTAGAAACCGCGCCGGTTGTTTTTGAATTTAAACTTTTGATATTATTTGTAACACCGCGAGGATTGGATGTTACTGGAGGAGAATAAACCTCAGCTGCCATAGCGCGGTTACGCTTAGACTCTTCAATTTCTACTCCCCATTTTTTCTTCATAGAAGACCACTCTTGTGCAAGAGCTCTAGCATTGCGTGCCTCTTCTGCGCTTTTGAATTTAACCTTGCCCTTTTTCTTACCATTTGTAGATAACCAAGGTCCAACGATGTGCATTGTCATATCAAATCTCCCATACTATATTATAACATCTTTTTTAACGTTTGTCAAATGCTCTGTATTGGTGGGTATTCATAATTCTAGGGTCGTGTTTTGGATCATCCGGTATTTCACCATAATATGACCATTCACTTTTAACCGGTTCGGGTACGTCTCGTTTGAAGAACCGAGTCAACCTTTCAAAGAGACTTTCTCTTTTTTTGCTGTGGGTTCCTTTTTTACTTCTTCCTTTGGTTTCGGTGGAGGAAGGGCATCTGGAAATGCTTCACGCACAATATCTTCTTTTAGAGTTTTGTATTTTGTTTGCAACTTTTTATCTTTTGCCAAACACAAAATATCCGCTTCTGTCCAATGAATGCCTTCAAGCAGTTGAATAAACAATTGCTCTTTTTTGATCTTAGTAAGATTAATATTTGGATCTAGCCAAATATACATACGACGGAATTCTGAGAATAGATTAGTTTCAGAATATCCTGCCGGAATTTTCTCATCTCGTTTATATGGTGGTACACCTTCGGGTAATGCGAGTTTAACATCTGGATTAAAATTAATCTGCAAGATGCCCCGGAGTACTGGATGATTATATGCACGTAAAACTTTTACGCGAGTTTCCTTGTTAGGGGCCTTTTCAACCTCTTCAAAGATTTGTGGGATAGATGTTTTCATTAAAATTCCTCAATCAATTCTAGCATGTTTTTCATTTTATGCTCAATGAAAAAGTTCAAAAGCATACTCTTATTTTTATCAGGTTGACCTGCGTAATTATTTATAATAGAAGTTTTAATGTTATCTGGAATGAAATTAAAATCAACCAATTTCTGATTACGTTCAAAGTTGCGAATAAAATCTGCATCATTTGGCATAGATGTTTTATCTTTATACCATGCTTCTAATTTCTTAGTAGTAATGGGTTTCTGTCTCTCTCCTGCAACAATACTATCATCCGCTGATAATACATTAGGAATACCGTCGCCCTTGTCGCCTTTGATTGTATGCTCAAAAATATATTGCTTGGCAGACATCTCGGGTTTAACAAATTTCTTTTGAGTGGGAGAAAACTGCTTCACATTCTTATACTTTTGCAATTGAATAAAATCATGATCACCTGATACAATTAAGAATGGTTTTGGATCATCGCTAAATACTCCGCCTTCTGCAAAATCATTAGTCTGAGACCACTCTGCCAATACTGCAATAACGTCATCTGCTTCTGCGCCGTCGACATTAACTACTTTATATGGAAAGAATTTATCAATCTCAGTACGAATAAGATCAAGGGCTTCAAAGATTGTTTTCCAATCTAGACCAGAATCCTCGCGTGCTTTTTTGCGGCCGGCTTTGTAGTATTGGAATTCTTGTCTCCTCCAATAATTACGATTATCAATAGCAAGAACAAGCTGTCCGTATTCTTTACCGAATTTTTGTTTGTATCCGCGAATTGAATTTAAAATCATGTGACGCAAAAGCGGAACCTGAACCTCAATATCTTTTCTACCACCAATTTCTGCCATCAAGTTTGAAATTGCCGTTTGGCTGTAATCAACAACGATCATAATATATCTTTCTTTTTAAATTGCTAATGCGGTATCGGATGCGCCAGGAGTTGACCCGTCTGCGTTTAATGAGCCAGCTAAAATCTTTTGTTGGTATTCCACAAAAGGTGTTATTGCGGCGGCGGCTTCTGGTCTAATTGTAGCATTAATTATTGGACTACTACACCCAGATAATAAATTAACTGCTAAATTAGTAATATAAGTTTCAACTGCTTTTTTAATAATTATCTTATTTAATTTTGATGTTACTGTAGTATTAAATGATTGAACACTTGACTGTAAAGTATTAATAGCTGTTAGATATCCAGCAAATCCTGTTTGAGTTGCAACTAAAGTTGTTAAATTGTTTTTAAGTTGATTCAATACAGCTCCAGATTTAAATCCATCGACCAATGTCTGAAGATCTACGTCAGGAACATCTGCGGAAGGACTACACCCGTTTCCCAATAAATCAGCCAAGGTACATCCCCCGAACCCAGAAGTTAAAGAAGGGGGAGTTACCCCCGATAAAATATTAGTGTGGGATAAAAATGCTGTAAGATCTGTTTGCATTGAAACCAGCTTTGCATATTCTGTCGCGAAACCTGCAATTGGTACTGGACCGGCACCGAGATCTTCAGTTATTTGTCCTAATCTAGAATTAATTAAAGAAATCGATTCAGTAGTTACTGTACCCACAGGATTATAGAAAAATTGTTGCGTCAATTGTTGCATAGCATTAATGTCACCCGCAACACCATTCAACGCAGTAGTAACTTGATCTACGAATGTTTTTAATTGTGCAAATTCACTAGGGATAATTCCACCCCGTGTAATTTGCTGCAATCCCTGGGACAACTGGGAGTAAACTTGTTGTAACGGGCTACCGCCAATCTGCGATAGAACAATTTTAATTAATTGGCAAAATGATAATTTTAGCGCCATCTGAAACCTTATTTAATAACTCTAAGGATTAGTGTATCAACATTCATTCGACCATTTGCAGGAGATGCTTTAGAACTTACACTATCCATATATTTTCTTAATTGTACTTTTGTAGCACCCATTAAATCTTTAAGCTGATCTGCGGGTTTACGCAAAGTCTTTTGACAACCCATTTCTGGATCGTAGTTTTGAAAGCTAGAACCTTTAACAACTATACCCATTGCCGAATCTGTTTTATACAGAGCCAACTTACGAGTTTTACTGTTAAACACCCACACTTGTTGAGCACCAATAATTTCTGCAGGATCAACCGAAGTAATACCAAGCTCAGCATCTTCCTTTTTATACTTAAGATTCTTAACTTGAACACTCGCAGGCTTTGCCTTAATAATTCTAGGTTTACGATTTGCTTTCTTAAACTCTGAATATTTATCACAGTCTTCAATAAATTGTGCAAGCATTTTTACAATACTTTTTAATTCTCGTTTTGTGATATTAGAATAACCTTCTACCAATTGAGAATCTTTGCCTTCATATACTCGAATATATTCTCGAAGTTTATTCTTAGACCATTCTTGAATATCAGTAACATAGGGTTTAGGAATCTGATTCGCTTGCATATTTTTATACAACGAAAAGTCTTCTTTGTTCTTAACTACAGAATCAAACGATCCTTCCAATTCACCTAGATATTCTGAAATCTTTTCTTTCATTGCATCTTGGATTGAGGGCTTCGGTGCAGATACAACAACCTTTTGTTGTACTGGTTCTGGAATATACACCGTAGACGCCAAAGTATCTTTTAGATACCCTGTAAGCTTAGTCAAATGCTTATCTGAAATTTTACCATTACGCATAATGATACGGGAAATCCAACCATATGTATTTACGATGTTAACATCTTTTACTTGGTCAAATGTGTTTAATTCACTTGGCATTTTAGCTTTAACATAATCTCGCATATACTTGCGAGCATCTGATTTTGCTTTCTCAGCAGAATACCAGTTCATGATTCTCATCAATTGAACATTATATGTATTCTCTTCTGGAGATAGTACAGCGATACTAGGTTCTGCGTCAAGTGAAACTCGTGCCATTATTTTGCCTTAATTACTGGTATTACTATTTTATTAAAAACTTTGGTGTGTTGCTTATGTAGCAAAGGATCAGGAATAAACTTTTTTTGTTCTGCCTGCAACAATTTTTCTTCTTTAAATGTCGATGTGGATTTCTTTGATTGAGTCATATCGAACAGCGCGCCATGCACTTTTATCTAGATCCCATACTGCAAGTACTTCAGTATTTTCTTTTCGTTTAATTTCTTTTTCTTCAGTTACGGGCAAATATCCTGCACCCAATGTGCAACGCATATCTCGCAAAGTCTCATCTTTTTTAATAAATTTGATTTTCATCTCACCTATTACTAAATGGCTTCGTAACCAAGATTTGAAAACTTCACGGTCTGAGTCTGAAGCAGACTTGTACCATTGGCCTGTATATTTTGTAGTATCCATCATATTGTTCCTGTTCATGCTATATTATAACATCTTTTAGTACCCGTGTCAACCGTAAGGGCATTATGCTGTAGTAACATATCGATATTGATTAATAACATTAATTTCGTCAACAATTAGTTTATCTTTAATTTTGCCGAATTCTTGTTCCATATAATATCTAGCCATTTTATTAGTACACTGATCCATTAAACTAGATGTTTCGCCTTCTAACCAAAAACGAACAGGAGATTTTCCCCAAGTATTATGTTTTAATGCGGTATGGAAAATCTCACGGTGTGTTTTATCGCCTGGATTAAATGTTACCCATGGGCGGGAATATTGTTCAACTTTACTCATTTTTCAATTCCTATAAAAGGTTTAATAATAAATTGCTCGGGGATTTTATCTTGTAATTCAAATTCAATACTGGTATAATCAACAATTAAATTATCTATAGATTCTATTTCCGTTTCAAAAACAATACTAAGGGTATAATAATTTGTATTGGCATTAAATGAATTAGCAGTATAATGATCTTCATAATACCCTAATGGTTTCAATGGTTTAAAATTTATTATACCCAATTCTTCTTTCAACTTTCTAATTGCTGATTCGATTGCGGTTTCGCCTTGGTTAATACGTCCTCCGATTGGCCAAAGAACATTTTTCATAGGTTCTTCTGCCCGCCTCAACAATACATACTTATCTTTATATTTAACAAGAATGTCTGTACATAACACAATTACGTTTTCTATAATTGACTTATAAAGATTTTCTTCAATATATCTGGTCATACTTCAAAAATAATATTGGGATCAAACTCATCAGCTCTTTGCTCATATTTAATATAACCCCGTGGATTACAAACTACTCTAGTACCACCAATCATATAATCAAATGTGTCATGCGTATGTCCATGTGTCCACAATTTGATTTGTGGATAATCTAAAATAAACTCAGATAAATCAGATGAATATCCACCATTCATAATATAATCATCTTGATATTTTGGTTTTGTAGATAATTTACTCGGAGCATGATGCCCAACAACTACAAATTTTTGATCCTGCTTACCTTCAACGATTATACGAATATATTCGAGCATTGATTTATGGTCAACTACTACATCTTCAGGTGTTAATCTTTTAATACGATAATACGGTTTATCATCCTCGGCTTGTATTCCGTTTTGAATTTTACCATTAGAGACTTTAATAAAGTCGTTCATCATACTGCTCATATGATATAATGTTATTCCATCTTCCTTATTCATATCAGTCCACAATGTTCCACCGATGAATGTAACATCATCGATAGTAACAATCTCTTTATCTAGAATATGAAGATTATCTAAATGACCCAAGAATTGTTTTAGATGCGGAATTGTTCGTTGAAAGTCCCCGTTATAATGCTCATGATTACCTACGATGTAAATCACATTTTTAAATTCTTTAGAACACATTTCAAAGAAGTCGTGTATTTTTCTAGACTTATTATTTAAATTATCTTTATGTAATACGTCAGCTGCAACACAAATGTCTCCAGACAGAATAAGGACATCTGCCCCTTCTGTGTTTTTAATTTCAATCGGTCCGAATTCTAAATGAATATCGGATACAATGTTAATCCTCATAATCTATTCCATCAATTTTCTTTACTACAACCCTATGTCCGGCATCATCACCAAATGACATATTATCATGGTATACTTTAACCAATCCTTTACGACCAAGATTCTCACAAGTAATCATTACCATGAATTGATTAACTCTATGCATTAAATCTTCATCGTTCTCAGAAACAATATCTTCCGCACGACCAAGCATTTCAGCAATTAAAACGACATCTGCAAGAGCAGGGTCAGTTACTTCATCGTCACCCTCGATTCCGGAATGATTTTCTACAATATCATTTAGAATCTTAAGATCAGCATTTGATATATTCTTAAGAAACTGACCAACGGTTGTATATGGATTTGCCTTTAAATCGGCTGCCAGTAATCTGGTAACTCCAAGACATTCCTTGCACTCAATTACGTTATCGTAATTAATATCAAATCCTTCGCTTTCTTCGTAGTCGTTTTCCATTATAGTTCCTTGGAATTAAGTTGGTCAATATGTTCTTCTATCTTAGGTATTAACTTCGAGATTTCGACTCGATCTAAAAATCTACACTCCCATTCTTTTCTAATTAGGATTCTGTCCTTAGTTAGAATGTGATGGATTTCCTCAAGTAGTTCTTTTGTGGATTGAGTATTGTTATCCATATCTTATTATAACACCTTATTCGTTTTGTGTCAAATATTAGATATCCGTTTTATGCGTAAATTCATCCTGTAGTTTTGGCTGAAACATTCTTTTCTCTTGAGCAGTTAGTTCTTTGAATGTTTTGCGCGGATTTGAACACATGATACATTTTGGATTACCGCAATTAACAGCATGATGCTTTGCAAATTTGTGAGGAGTATCAACGGGTATGCCGTATTCTTTTGCAATATGGACTTGTTTCTTTACGGAAGTGTCCTTTTGGTGAATACGTTTGGAATGTGCAAATTTTTGTTCTTCTGATGACATAACGACTCCTATTCATAAGTGGTAATTATATATTATTTCAGGAAGGTACCATCTTCGGTATAAATGGAACATTCCTAGGTCCATGCAGTTCTTTAAGTTTCTGATGGGCATCAAACACATCTTTGGCGTAGACTCTTACTACTTGACCGGAGGTTGTAGTTGTTTCAAAGCATTTAAGTATATTGTGCATTTGCATCGTATGGTTAATCATCAGTAGTTCACCGTGACATAAAATTTAAAGAACCAGAACGTCATCCAGTCTCCATCGTAGTAACTATGTTTGAATCCAAAGCGATATTTCATAGTATAATTATCAAACCCACATTCCCAGGTTCCATAACGAATCGCATAATACATATGCCTAAAGATACTCATATTTTTCCTATTTCCCGGTTTTTCTAACGGCCGAAATCCACATCAACTTCTAGAAGCATCTACCAATATAAATGCTCCAAGAATCAAAGAAATCCAGACAGTAGGCGTCATCTCCATACCGCGGGAATATAAAATAGCAGCTGCCATAATATTAAAACAACCTACAAAATAACCGATAGGCTTTTTATAGGTACCGCACCAAATAATAAATTTATCAAACATTTTAATTTTCTCCATCATAGTTAAACCAAACAATCTTAGGATTAGTCTTTTCATACTCATCCACAAGCTCTTCCAGAGACAACATAGTCTCTGACTTAAAGTCAACCAACCAGTCACCGAGACTGCGCCAGTCTTCGGTTCGCATTGGTCTAAGGCCGATCTCGTCACCGTACATCGGATCAAGTCCGGTGCCTCGGCAATCGATACGTCCGGCGGACCAACCTGCGCCGTTCTTTCGAATCCAATCCATATTAATCGGACCCATCCAATTAGTTCTATATCGAACGGTCATTGCTTACCCTGCCACGCCGGATCATCGTATTGATCTAGAGATCCAAGGTTCTCCTTCGCTCCGACATTATACTTTTGTCGAATCTTCAAAGCAACGATGTTCGCCGGATACATAGGTTCCAGAGATAACAT